GTCAACCCACGCAAACCCGCGTGGCCGGTAGATAACTTGATCAGCAAACAAGTCATATTTGCCCATCGGCAGATTGATGCGGCCAACCGTGATAGCCATTTCTAGCCAAGCCCGATAAATCGGATCAATGAACTGGTCGATCATAAACTGCTGCACTACCTTAAAATGGTCACGGTCCTCGATGGTGCCTTGCCGAATTGACGAATAGCTAACGCCTTCCAGATTGTTTGCTAACGATACATAGCTAACACCAAGCCCAGGCGCGATACCGCGCAGGATAGCTTTTTCAAATTCATCAAAACTTTCTGTGCCGCTGGATGGGTCAAAGGCCGTAAATGACATACCGGCAGGCAACTGCGAGAATGTGCCGGGGCTTGCGTCCATTATCGGCGCGTGATTGTCGTAATCATCACCAATAAAGCCGTCACCCTCCGGGCTGGTGAAAAAGCCCATCTTTGACGCCGCCACCCTTGCGTTGACCAGCGTTGCTTCCTCATAACCGTCCAGCATTTTCAGCCGTGACAATACATTAGACATCCACGGCACGCCGCGCGTCTGACCGGCGCGGTCTTGTAGATAGCAATGAATTATCTGGTCAGCCGGGACGATCTTGTGATGCCTTTTGGTCTTGCTGCCATACCCTTGATCGTGATGCGGGTGATCCTCAAACAGATAATAATTTAGCGGCGCACCAGTGCGTTTATCAAGCTCAACGCCCATCCGCACCTCATTGCCATTATTCAGCCGGGCGTCATAACCCTCATCCAAATAATCAGCCTCAAGGAATTTCAGCGAAAAGCCGAATGGGTTGTTGCCGGGGTTTTTAATCTTCTGGATTAGCACTTCGCCATCACGCACCAGCGTTTCGATGAACAGCCGTTGCGCCTGTGACCAAGACATCCGTCCATCTATGGTGCAGAAGCCAGCCCGGCCCCAAGATTGCCACGCCTGTTCGATGATGCGATTGCCTACGCTGTCAAGCGATCCATCATCATTTCGCTTTCTGACTTGGATGCGGACACCATTCGGCCCGACAACATTTGTGGTCATTATCTGCAAATAACGCTTGGCATATGGATGGTTTCGGCTGATTTCGCGGCAGCGATCACGCAGAATACGCAAAGATGGCTTGATTTCGCTGTCGGCAGATCGGCTAGAACTTACAAAATCGCTAAACAACCGGCCAGTATCGGCCCCGTGATACGCCCGAACCGCCTTGCGTGGCTGGGGCTTTGCCTTAAAAAAGTCAAAAATGCCCATCGTTAAAACCTCACTAGGATAGTTTGGCCGGTATTTTCACCCGCTTTTGCGCGTTCGTCAGCGCGTTCTTTCGCATATTCCTTGCGATAATAGTCCCGCGCTTTTACCAATTCGTCATATGACATTTTGGTAAGTGAACGCCCATTAATCGAATAGCTGCTAACATCTGCATCGGCCTTGCCTTGCAAGATGCTTTCAATCTTGTCGATCATTATTTCTGCGTGGCTGCGCGGGTCGGCACCGTTCACATCTAAATCTTCAACGGCTGTGAATGTGCCACGCTCAATGACCACCCGGTTGCCGGTGCTGGTCTGCGTAACTTCTAGCTGCCAATGATAAAAGCCAGCGACATAAGTGGCCGTTGTTGCGCTATCTACTTCAAAAACATATGTGCCGCCGGTTTCCGTAGCTGGCACCTTGATTTCGGTGCTGCCGCCTGCTGTAATACGGGCAACATATTCCATCGAATAATCAGCCAGCGGATAATCATCCACCAGATCGGTGCGCTTCCAGAGTAGGTAGTCGCCAATTACAATAGTGTCGGGCTGAACGCCGTCAGGTGCTTCGTCTATGTCAAATCGGTTAGCCACGGCACGCCCCCTGCGTAAAGAATGATTGCTTTAATGGGCGTTTGTTCTTTGCGTGTCGCCCCTTGCGCCGGATCGGTGGCTTTTCAAGTCTGATGATTTCGACGAACTTTTTAGCCATTAACGCCAACTATTGACAAAACCGCCCTGTTTCGGGCGGCGCATAAGCGGGTTTTTCTGTTGCGGCTGTGGTTGTTGTTCTGGTTCCGGCGCATTGACAACCCTATCAGCAACAGCGTTTATATTCAGCGACAAGATATGCAGGGCCGCATAGGCGTATACCCGGCAGTCAAGTGCCTCGTTTCGCGTGCGTTTCTTTTCAAAATCTCGGCGCGGAAAGCCTTTATGATACTTAGTGACGATTTTCTCACTATTAGCTAATTGCTGATAGTATTCGTCAGATCGGCCCGCCGGAAAATGACA